CCGTGGTTAGATCTAAGTTTAGGGTCGTTGTTATTTGATGCCCCACGTATGTACGCAAAGTAGCTACCCTCCTTCTCAGTGAACTGAGTTGCCAAAGCGGTTCCTTTAGACAAATCCGTATAGAACGTGCAGTCCCATGGAGTGTCATTGTTTGTTACGAACGTGTTGAAGTTCTTAACAGTGTTTGGTTCTACATTGAACACACCAGCTACCTTTGAGTGATTATGTACTCCATAGAAGTTATTTCTCTCATTGTTAGTGTTGTGTCTCCACAGGTTCCCATTCTTAAAGGTATAGAAGTAGCTATTCATACCGATCATCTTCTCTGGTTCGTAAGAAAAGAATGATGGCCAACCCTTTGTTGCTTCGCTATATGTTAGTGTATATGTCATACGCAGTTATAAAAATCTATTATTATACCACTATTATTTATTTGGTATGCTGTTCCCTCTGCGCCATCTAAAAACCACTGATCTCCTCCAGCTACTCTAGTAATTAAAGATGAATTAGTATATAAAACTGAATCTAAATCTAGTGCTATTGAGTCAGAATAAAACGTGTTAGTAAACGTAGTAAACGCACAAGCTAGAGAAGAACTATTTCTACCTGGATTAGAGAAGTGATATGTAGATGGAGATAGACCAGGGCATAAAACTATATCTGTTAGCCTAGCATCAACCTGTCTTCTATAATTTACAGTGTCAGAGTAATACCCATCTGGGGCCACCTCTGTCAACAAACTGTCCAGATAAACTGTAGTTGCCGTTGAAAAATTTGCTGAGTCTATATATACATTCATAAAGGTACTGCTTCAAAATAAAAAGTTAATGATTGAACTACGTTAGATGCCTCTCTAACATACATATCAAATCCTGTTGTTAGTGTGTTTGTAAAGTAAGGAGTATAAACACTGTGCAATTGTTGAGCTGTATTACTGTTTGACTTTACAAATATTCTTATATAATAGTTAGTGCTTGGCATTGCTGTATTAAATACTACCACAACCTTAGACAAGTTTGCAAAAGGAACAGATGCAGTTGCACTTGATGCTCCACTGACTGTTAATGCTCCAGTTGTTGAACCTACATCGGGTATTATAAAGTACCCTACATTATAAGGAACTGAAGAGTCTACAATGGCCTGCTCTACTTGTCTGTGTTCTGTTGCTGTAATACCTGTACCTGACTGTAAGTTTGTATTTATTAGTGTTGTTAAAGCTGATCTTGTTGCCATTTTTTTATTTTTAAATTGTTACTGAATAATCTGTTTCTGAATAATCTGCTATTTCATAGTCTGGTAAAACACAGTTACAGACATCATTTATAGATGTTTCATCATAACACAGGTTTATAGGTGTGCTTATTGAATAATCCCACACTAGGTACAGGTACTGATATCCATCTGGATTATCATATACAAAACTAGTCTCATAGTTTCCAGTGGAAGGACTTATAATAGGATTAATAGGAATAAGAAGTTCTCCTCGTAATAAGTTAATCTCGGCCTCTGTGTACAGCGTATCAGATATTAGGTACTTGAATTTATTATTATTAAACACAAACGTGTCATCAGTAAGTTTATTAGAACTCATCTTGACTGTACTTCCAAACGCAGGAAGTACCCCTTGTGAAGACATTCCAGTATCAGAATCGTATAGTGATACACCGTCGGCCTCCATAGTTATGAAGTCCGTATTATAAGCACTAGATATAGAGTCAAGAGTCCAGTTATAGTTGTTATGTATTGTCTCTCCTAAGTTATCAACAGAGTTAAGAACAACCCTAACAACTGTTATCTCCTGAGTTACTGGACAGTTTATAAGTAGATCATAACTAGTAGATACTTCTGTACTAATAGTAACCGTTATATTTGTAGGATTTATAGACGACTTGTAGAATGAAACAGATCCACTTCCAGTTATAGCCTCATTTATAACATTATCCCCATCATATGACACCAATATATCAGCACCTCCAGTAGATAAGTTATAGTCAAAAATAACATCACCTAATACGCTGCCAAGTTCAACATCAAATGTTTGTGTTCCAATAAATTTATACTGTGATATTTTTAATCCGCAGTTATATGTTATAGGTTCTGATGGTAATTTATTATCGTTAATAGATAAAACGTACTCCTTCATATAAGGATCGAATCCTCCAATATTCTGATAACCAACCCTGTCCTTGAACTTATTCCTAAACCAGCTACTCATTCCAGTATTAGATATAGGAAGCAACTCATCACCCTTTAGGTTAAGAACCACGTTTCTCTTAGTATCAGTAAAGTAAGAGTCGTATCCATAAACAACGAAACTCTCTGGATTGTTGCTTATTCCGTACTCCTCTATCCTAGCTATCTGAGTTCCAAGTACCTCTGGTACAGATGTTATAGCACCTCCGCCAGCTGCATCTGATAGTAAGTTCTTACCAACTAACACATTAGAAATCTTATCCTCCTGTAGTACAAGCACATCCGTCTTCCTTGCATGTATCACGTTTATTGGTCCGAATGATTTTTCGCAGTCTTTCCAGTTAACAAGAGCAAGGTTGAACTCATTTAATTTATTTAAGTTTGTCTCCTCGTTGTAGACTCCACTGTATGTTATTGTTGCATACCTATTTGCCTCCTTGAAGTCCTCCTGTGATACAGCAGTAACCCTACTACCTAAGTAGAAAGGAGCACCTGTTAGCGAGTCGTTTATCTTGTAACTCTCTGCACCATTACCAAACGTGAAGCAGTTAAAAAAATCTAAGTCGATTACAGCAGGCTGTGTGCTAGTCTGATTCTGATCGTATAGTCCAGACCCACTCATGTGATACTTAGATCCACTAACTTCAACAATATCAAAGCTCTGACTATTCTCATAGTATATTTCGCCATTAGAAGGTTCTGGTTGTGTCTCAAATATAAGCATGCCAGATCCAGTCTGTACACTTATGTTTAATGTAACTCTAGAGTGCTTTGGATTTATATATCCACATCTACAGCAAGGAATACCAGTTGTAGCTCTGAACCTAAGTCTTCCTTGAGAAGGAACAACTGTAACATCTTCAGTTAGTACATTCTCTGCCTGAAAGAAAAAGTTGCTTACTCCTAATCCAAACCAATCATCACCATAATTAAACATTGGTTCATCATACTTTATAAGCTCATACCATTGTACGTTTTCAGGAGGAGTCTCGCCTCCAGCAAATGTTCCATCATTAAAGTTTACTCCCTGAGCCCCATACCACTGGAACATATCATCATAATCTTCAGCAGCTATGAACGTCTTACTATAGTCGTACCAGAAGTCATCACAACGATTTCCAGAACCATCTCTATGCATTCCAATTGTAAACTTAATCTGACTTCCTGCTGGAACCTTAAATGGTCTATACTTTCTATTTGTTGGAGATGCAGCTATAGCTGGATTAAATGCTGGGTTTAATTCGTCAAAGTAATAATCTGTCCAGTTTTCATCTGTTGTTATTCCATTGTATCTAAATGAATCAGGATCATACTCTGCTGTAAAACCAGATGGTCTAAGTCTCATGTATAGTCCTGCTGGTTCTGTTATTAGATCTCCGTTACTGTTCTCATTATTACTTATAAAGTCCTCAGACTGAGTAACTAACTCTAAAACTGTTGTTGTTGTTAAGTTATTAATAACTCCAACTGTATCCTTCTTAACTATAAGAGTTTGATTTTCAGAAACCTTCTGTCTGTTGTCTCCTTCTAGTCTAAACCAAGTGTTACCCTGGTCGTCCTTAAAGAATAGGTTTGTGTATACAGTTTCATATGTTGATACAGATTGCTTAAGAACAAACTTATACTTTGTTGCCCATGACGGAGGTAAATTATTTAGTGTTACTCTAATATTATTTATATTTGCTGAATGCGTAGAGTCTATAAATACTGTATTGTCAGTATCCACAAGTGCTGTAGAACTTCTTAGGTATTCGTCCATATAAACAATAGCAACCTCATAGTCCCTGTTGCTATGTAGACTCTTCTTAGCTCCTAGTTCTGTAAAGTATACGTCAGTGATTGAATTGTTAAAATACTGGTATGCATATAAGAAAGTTCCAGACTCTGCTGGATACTCTGTTTTAAACTTAACAGCAGGACACTGTATCCCAAGTATATCACTTCCTATAGATGCTGTTATCTTAAATGATCCATCTACAGCAGTTATTCCACTATTTATATCAAACCACTCTCCATATGTTCCATCTGATATTTTTCCAACCTTATCAGCATTAAAACTATCTGTAAGTGAGATAGGTGGACTAGCATTAGCATATGGCTTATGGGTAGACACTGCGTCTTTAAACTCCTGACTATTAGCTAACTCATATACTGAACCATAGTCCTTTAATAATAAATAAGAAAATGTGTATGAAAAATTATTTTTAGATCCAGGACCTGGAGAGTCTGGTGGATCATCAAAGTGAATATCTCCAGAGTAAGAGTTGCTTATTATATTAAAGTCTATTGTAAGTACAAAATTCTTCTTTAATTCATATCCAGAAAAATCTATATTTATATTTGATGCAGGTATAGTTAGTGCAGTATCTATTGTATACTGTATTCCATCACTATAAGTAACTGGAAGTGAGTTATCCTCTGGATCACTACTTATAACCTGTAGTGAGTAGTCAACCTCTCCAACATCATACCCGTCCACGTAGTTAGCATACATTATCCTGTTACCGATAGATGTCTGTGCCTTTGCAGTCCTTGGAACATTGTCGTACAGTCTTAGTAGCTCGCTCTCTAGAAGGGTTGTGTATATCTTTCTGTTTGTAAATGTAAGTGTCTGATCTGTTTTATTATCAAACCACCCCTCCTTTTTTTTATCAAATTTCTCTACAACATTTATAATAGTTGAGTTAGATAGCTTAAAACATATGTCAATTCCTACAACCTGTCTAGGTCCAGTATTAAACTGTACTAGAACTGAGTTGAAAGAGTTTGTCATCCCTATATTATTAAAGTTAGAGTAGTCTAACTCAAACTCTCCTGGCTCAAATGCTATATCTGCAAACTGAGACAGCGCGCTGTATTCACCGTTGTCGTACTTGTACCTGTATGAGAACGATATGAACTTGTCAAGTATGTAGTTCTCTTCATTTGGAGTATTGTATAATGAGACTAGTGGAGCACTCATTGGAGGTGCAACTATGACAGATATGTCACTCTCATCAAAGTTAGTGTAAGTCTTTGTTACATTTATTCTTCTTGGTGGATTTAAGTTGTCTGTCCAAAATAATAAGTCGTCAATCTTATTTATGCCATTTATAAGGTATTCACTACTAAAATTTAAATCACCAACTAGGTGATAAACAACAACACTATTATTCACATTATACGACACAACAACGTCAGCATCTGTAGACGCAACAAACCAGTATATTGTCTCATTAGCTCCATCCTCATAGGCCCCAATACACACTGCATCTTCACTAATGTACTGAAGATTAGTAAGTAACGTGTTACCCTTTGAGTTCTCTATGGCTCCAATACTTCCAAGATCAGCATTGCTTGATCCACCTAATTCAGTAGATCCAATCCTTATGTTAAGTGCGTCTATGTACTCTCCAGGTGGAATAAATCTTTCGTCAAGGTCCTTATTCATTCTCCCAGCGTAGAATAATGCTTCAGCTGAATCAAGTGTGTTTGCCATGCTTATTTAATCCATTTATCTTTGCCTCTCATGTTCATAAGAAGTCTTCCTGGGTGAATGTTTCCTAGTCTTATTCTTGTGTTCCTTAGTATAGCTGTTCTCTCCTTCTTTGCTCTCTGCACCACATACTCCTGCACACCAAACTTAGATGACAGTATCTGATACTTTATGTGAGCGTATAGGAACTCCTCGGCCATCTTGTTTATGCTTACCTTTGAGTCGTCACCCTCCTCCATACCATCTGATACGTACTCAAGTATACACAACTCTCCAGCCATTCCTGACCCAAAGTTTATGACTCCAGACTTCTTGTCTATCCTGTATGTAGGATTTACATTGGCAGTCTCAGTGTTAAGACCAAACCTAGCACCTACAGGGTAGTCGAAGTACCACATACCGTTGTAGTTAAAGCCCTCTCTTCCACTGAATGGACCTTCACCAGGGTACATTGTCTTCTGCTGGTTTGTGATCCTGTCGTTGTCCATTATAGAGGTTCCCTCAAGAACATCACCGTCCTGATCAAATAAAACTCTGCAGTTATTGTCCTGTAAGTAACTGTTGCTATAGTTTGTCTGAATGTTCTCTGTCAGTGGACGAAGAACACCGTCCTTATATAGTGATATTCTTACGTAGTTTACGTAGTTATCTGGTAACACGAACTTAAGGTCATCACATATGCTTATCTCAAGAACCTTTATCTCTTTAAGCGCGTCATAGTTTACCTCCTGTATTCCTCTCTTTGCGTGAAATAGTACGTTATATCTAGACACGTTATTTATTAACTTGTCGTTACCAACATACATCAGCATGAAGTTATTCACAACATCATCCAACGATGTGTACTGATAGGATCCCCAGTTCTCTCCCTCTGGATTATCTCCAGAATTTTCATAGTACTGATAGCCAGTTAAATATGCCATTATTATCCTTGTGTTTGTTTGTTATTAGTCTGCTCAACATTTCCAAACTGGTAGACGTCTGCCTCTCTTATGGATAGTCCAGCATACTTTAATATCTTAGCAACCAGTAGTGGTTCGTCCGTAACTGGAAGTTCAAAGTCCTGATAGTCATTGTTCTGATTGAACACTGGAGAACCATTAACCATTATGTATGTCCACTTTGGATCCTTAGGAACCCTTATGTACTGGGACTTTACATTACTTATAATGCTAGTTGGATACACAGTAACATAGTCTCCCTCTTGTGTATATGCTGGATATAGTGTAGATGGAGATGTTAAATTAGATGAAAGTAAATTCAATATCTTATCGTGCGATAGTCTGTCTATCTCCTTTGATCCGTATCTTATTGTGTTAACGTAGTAGTAGTCACTAGGCAGTGCAAACTTGCTAGATGCATAAGAAAGAGTAGCAGTTGAAGAGAAGCTATCTATAACCTCCTCAACAAGTTTAATCATGTCCGCATATCCAGTCCCAGACTGTCTATTGTTCATCTTATTTATCCAGGTGTTGTACTGGTAAAAATAATCTTCAAATATATCTATCTGTGCCTGCTTAGCAAATAAATTAAAGTCATCTGGCGTTATATAACCAAAGTTACTCTTGTTCACAGCAGACAGCACAGTACTTCTAACTGAGTCTATCATTCTTAAAAACTTTTTACAAAGATAACAAAAAAAACACCCCTTATTTTGGAGTGTTTATTTTCAATTATTTTACGTTATTCTCTAATAACTTAAGGACCTCAATCCCTTCGTCTGTTTGAAGGTATGATGCCAGTATGTAGTTCTTATCCTCTCCGTAAGGAACGGTAAGTATCTTCTTCTTGTTTTGTGGTAAGTTAAAGTAAATGTCTCTATCCTTATTCTTCATAACGATTACATTATACTCAAAGAACTTAGCGCATGTATTCTGTAGCTTCAACATAGGGTCGTTAAGCATACTTAAGAAGTCTGATGGGTACGACTTAGCATAAACAAATACGTCTCTCTTAAGTTCTGCTGTTGACATCTTCTCGATGTTTGCGCCTAATAAGACTCTGGCCACTGCCTCTAGCATCTCAACATTTAAGTCTCTAGCAGCTAACTGAGCATCTAGTTCTGCATTAAAGTATTCGATATCGCTTGCGGCATTCTTCTCATTGTTAACCTCTTCGAAGACATCTCCATACCCTGGATGTAAGGATAAGAAGTGCTGTAGAACTGGATTTGTTTTAGGAACAATTAGTGCCCCATCAACAAAAACAATTGGCTCTAGTATAGAGTTTCCGTCCTGTTCTTCCTCGAATGGTGATTTTTGATTTACGGCATATCTTAATGCCCTATTTGATGTTCCATCGAAGTGAAGTAGAGGTGCTCTACGTGTGTTTCTTGATGACAACATGTAAGTAAGTGGAGTTGAGTCTCCCTTTAGAATGTAGATCTTATCTACTGGTACTGCTTGATTTTTCATTTGATGTGATTTAATTATTAAAAAGAACACGGCGATAATCGCCGTGTCCTCTATTAAGGTATTCTAGTTTGTGAACAAGAAGAAGTTATTTGCTCCTAATGTACATAAAGCTCTTTCAGATAAGAAGTGAACCTCCATTGCATCTAAGCTAGAGTTTTGTGCTCCACCTGCAGAACCTGTGATCCAAGTCTTGTAACGTCTGTCTTCTGTCTCAGAAGCTCTATAACGTACGTGCAAGAATGGACGTTTAGCGTTTTTACCAAGAACCTGATCGTATACTGTAGTAGATCCAGCTGGAACTAATACACCATTGATAGCTCCACCAACGATACCACCTCTTAATGAAGCATCGTTTAAGTATTTCCAGTCAGTCTTGTAGAAGTCATAACCTCTACGGAAACCTGTGAAACCTAAGTTCAATGCCATCTCTTTGTCGTTATCAAACAAACCATAAGATGTACCACCTGCTCCGTAAGAGTTTTGTGCAGCTAACATATCGTCAATGTCGAAAGAGAACTGACGGTTGATGAACAATACGTTCTCTTCGATAGCACCCTGCTTGTCAAGTCTCTTGATGATCTCATCAAAGTCAGTCAATGCAGTTGGGTTACCACCACTGAATACGTTACCTCTGTTTCCAATAACGTAGAACATACCCTCAGACCCTTTGTTTCCTACAGATGTAGTAGCAATAGCTCCAGAAGCTGCCTCAGCAGGAACTGCCTCAATCATAGACATCTCTAAGTAGTCCTCGAAACGCAAACGAGTTTCGTGCTCTGATTTAATGTACCACAAGAAACCTGTAGCTCCATTCTCAGTTGTAACCTCAATCCATCCAATCTGTGCCATGTCAGATCCAGTAACAGCGTACTTCTCTTTGATTATGATTGGGTTGTTAGAGAAGATAGAGTCAGAAGCCTCAACAGACTCAACCATACCTGTTGTTCCTTTTCTGAACTCAGAACCGTATACGAAACAACTTACAGTATCTGTAGCTGCAAATGTTTGTCCAGCTGCTGCGTAGTATGCAACATCAAATGTGTTAGCAGAAGAAGATACAGCTGTGATGATACCCTTGTTAGATTTTGAAGAGGCATTATCAGAGATCAATACTGTTTGACCAACTTTAAACGCAATTCTAGCAGTACCAGAAAGGTTAGAAGATGGGATCAATGTGTCAGAAACTGTGATTGTTGCAGTATCAGCTCCAGCTGCTGCTCCAGAGGCACAGTTAACGTACTTAGTGTGTAGACGCCCTTGTTCAGCCCACTTGATAAGGTCTGATGTAGATGGCATCTCTGCTCCAACAGCTCTTAAGAAAGATGCTACTGAGCGATTTCCATAACGCTCGAATTCTTTCTCGTACGTGTCTGGAAGGTACTGATTCAAGAAGTTGAAGTCAGTGATGTAATTTGTCGCAAGAGTTTGTCTCGTTGCGCTTGGCTGTAATGCGTACCCTGGGGTACTGGCTACTTGTGCTGGCATGTTTTTGTGTTTTAATTGTTCCTATTACTTTTTATTCTTAGTCCTCTTCCGCTATCACTTTCAGTAGCTACAACTTTAAAACCAGATTGGCTAATTGATTGGGGTGTATTTCTAGTATCCATATCAATGTTCTTAATTTTTCTTGCATTATCTAATAACGCTTCAGCCTTGCCCTGTTCGTAAAAGAACGTGGCCATCTTCTCTGGGTTCATAGCAGCTGCTAACGAACGGTGGTAACCAACAGGATCAGATATCATTCCATTCGCATCTATATACTTAGATATGAAGTTTGAAACATCTGATTGAATTTTCTTAGTCTCCTTAACATCTCCAGGTGAAAACTTAACTGTCTTATCTCCTATAACGAAATCAAAACCTTTGAAATCATCAGAGAAAAGCTCCTCCGTCTTCTTTTGAAAATATTCAGATTTTCTGTAATTTTCTTCTTGTTGACTCTGCGAATCTTGAACGTATTTCTTGTAGGCGTTGTAAGTCTCCTTCTCATCGTCAGAGACAAGACCTCCAGTTGACTCAACTGGTATCCTATAAGCCTCCTTTGAATCCTCAAAGTACTTCTTAGCCTTAGCAAGCTCTTTCTTCTTGGCGAGTTCCTTCTTCTTGATATCCTTTGGATCGTCTAAATCCTCGTCGTACGAGAACTTGTCTTCGATCATGTAAGCGATATCCTCAGCATCTAGATCTTCATCTGTCTGTGAGTAGTACTCTGCCAACAATGAGTCTGAATCCATTGAGTTGTAGTCCCTGTTTAACTTAGCAAAGTCTTCAATTCCACGCCCAGTCTCTTTCTTATATTTGAAGTATGCAGAAACGTCACCTGGTAACTCCTCTGCCTCTTCTCTCTTTTGAAATAACTCATCAATTGATGTTACCTCCTTATTGTATCTGTTCTTAATGTACGATAGTACATCCTCATCCTTCAGTTCATCTGGCTGTTCATTGACAATGATCGGCTCATCTTGTTGAACATCCTGATTAAACTTCTCCTCGTGTTGATCTAACAACTGTTGTTCTACCTCTTGAATAGACTTTTGCTCAGAGACACCTACATCTCTAACTGTGAAATTTTCCATTTGATTTAATTTTTTGCAAAGTTAGTTATTTATCTTGGTTCGAATTCAGCCATATCAAAACCATCCAAGCTGTCCTCGTTTGACTCAAAGTTTACTGGTGGAAGGTTATTCTTACGCTGATCAATTAGCTTTGACTGCTGTGTGTTCTGTATGCTTATTCTTTTATCTTTTGCTTTTTCCTTAAGGTTATCCTTTTGGTTAAGTTGCTCTGTTTCAACTCCTTTAAGTTGCATCTGTAGGTCAAACTCCATCTTCATCAGTTCCATCTTAAGCTGTGCCTCCTGCTTCATCTTCTCAATATCAAAGCCAACCTCAGCCTGCTTGATCTGCATCTTGGACTGTGTCTCTGCCTGTATTGCCTGTAACGCGTTCTGAGCTGCTGCCTTTTGAGACTCCTGCTGTATCTGACCCTGCATCTGTTGTTGTTGCTGCTGGTTCTTCTGAATGGTGTCCTCCTTCTTCTTTCTCTGAAGTTTAAGGTACTGATTAGCCAGCTTAAGGTTTCTCATCTCCCTGATGTCTATAGCATCCTCAAGATAGATAGAGTCCCTAGAAAGTGCCATCTGAATGTTTGCCTCTAGCTGAGCCTTCTCCTCCTCATCTGGTGTAACCTCTATAAATATACCAAAGTCATATATGTACAACTCCTTTATATCCTCAAGTATACTCACATTGTACTTACCAATCTGTAGTATGAACTCATCCTTAAAGTCTGAGTACTCAAGTATATCGGCAACCCTATAAGATATTGCCTCTGATACTGACCTTGTAATGTATAGACTAGACTCTAGTATGTGTCTTGTCGCCGTGTTTGAGTTAAGTGCTGCAAGTTTCTGTACACCAACTAGTGAGTTTGGATCTGGCATAGATCCGTCACGAGCCTCATTAAGACCTGTTACGTCTCTAATCATTCCTAGGTAGTGGTTATAACTACCAACAAGGCTAGATATCTTAGCCTGTCCACTATTTGAGTTAAGTTCCTGGATAGGAACCCTTGCGTTATTGAACTCACCATCTCCTGTGTAGCTCCTACCGATTACACTACCAGTCTGGAAGTATAGTCTAAGAGCGTCCTCTGGTGTGTATGCTGATCCATTTCCTAGGTCAACCTCGTTGATACCGTCGGCATCAATGAATACCCCATCAGGTACAACCTTTGATATAACCTGCTGTAACTTTAAGTGTGTAACCTGTATAAGGTCAGCGAATGGAATCATTCTCTTAACGAGTGACTCTATAGCACCCTTGTACATCCTTGGTGCAACCGCTATGTAGTTAGGTATCGCGTACTGTGATGCTGACTTAGGTCTGACCATGTTACGTGAGAGCTCCCACTTAAGCATAATATTTGTACCCATTACCATCACACCATCGTACCACACGTCGATAGTCTTCTCAACCTTCTCGAAGTTACCCTCGTCCATCATCTCCTGTGGTGGATTGAACGTGTCCTCCTTATCAATTATCTTAAAGTTCCCATTGTCTAGGTTCTTCTTCTTGTATACTATCCTCTTGGTCGTCTTATAGTTAAAATATAACAGTGTAGCAGTGTCCTTATTAAAGAGGCTGTTACTATAAAACTGGGATGAACTGTAGTAGTTATACCAAGACTGGCTATACTTAGAAATCTCTTCAAGTTGCTCATTTGTTAAAGTAGGATCTATCTTTACAAGTTCAGTTATAGGAACTGTCTTTATCTCTCCCCAATAGAAGCAATCCTTAAAGTTAGGATCCTCTGTGTAACTGTGAACCACATTTGCTGGGTCAACATACTCAATCTTTACACCAGCACCTGGAAGGAACATGTGCTTAACAATACCAACACCAAGTGTGGCAATGTCATAGTCTACCCTCTTCCTAGTCTCGTTGTACTTGTTCTGCTCTAGTATTGTATTGATAGCCTCCTCCTCAGCAATCTCTATGGCTGGCTTGTACTTAAGCTCCATGTATAGAGCTAGTTCCTCGTCGTCCTCTGGAAGTTCATCTGGGTTTGTGTCGAACGCGTCAACACCTAGGTTATTCTTAATATCAGTCAAGATATCTTTTGATAGCATGTCCGCCTGTATCATGTCCTGATACCTGGTCTTCTTCTGTAGTGATATGGAGTCCTGTGCGTATGCCTTTACCTTGAAAAGCCTATCATTCATTCCGTTGACAACGACGTCAACAAACTTAGGTATGATTGGTACTGGAGTCCAGTCCAAGTTAAGGTGACTAAGGTCACCATCTACGGCCATCTCGTTCTTATACTTAGCCACAGACTGCTCGCCCCTAGCGTATAGCCTTAACCTATGAAAGTCGCCCCACTGATTATAGAATCTTGAGTTCTGATTATCCTTTCTAAACCACTCATATTGAATAGATTGCCCAATTTGTAGTCCATACTCGTATGTTTCCTTTTCTCTATCCGATGCAAATTGATCTGGAAAGCCTATAGGATTTATTTTTACAGTTACATCCTTCATCTTATAATTTCACTATATCTGCCATTGTTATTATATTTCGCAAAGGTAATGCTTAATTTCGATTCTTTTTTTGCCGTAAGATAAACATTCTTTTGGTTAGCCATTATAGCTAATCCAGAGCTAATTGCAGCATCAAACTTTGTCCTGTTATTTATATCAAACTTAGCCCACTCCTCTATTGTTTTAGTGAAGTACATGCTGCCCATCTCGTCAGAGTCCCTGTACGTGCCCTCCATATCCAGTCCCACATACTTCTCTATGTATGACTCAATTGCAGCAGCGTGAGACTGCTTAACATCCTCAGATGAGTTAGGTATACCACCCAGTTCCTTCTCTGTCTTAGAAAGATTCGTGATGTGCTTATCTGGCCTGTTCATAGAGAATCCCCTATAACCCCTGTTTTTTAGGTGATACAATAACCTTGGTTTGTTGTTCTCAACAAGTATCGGCATTCCGTAGAATACGCACGCCATGAGAACCTCCTCAAAGAATATTTCTGCAGTCTGTGGTCTTGCTATGTACTCAAGAAAGAAGTGGTTACTAGGTGCGTCGTCCATATTGAACTTAGTAAGCCCATGAAGTGATCCGTTAGATCCGCCTCCACCAACTGTCCCAGATATATCATACGGGTCACATCCAAACGCACCGATGTGGTCATTACCTGGGTGCCTCATTCCGTTCTTAATTATGATATTATTCTGCATCTGGTTACTAGGTATCCATGAAACTAGGAACCTTCCCCTTGTGTCTGGTGTCCAGACAACCCTCGTGTCCTTCTTTCCTTCGTACCAACTAAATGATCCTCTAGTTAGAACCCTGTCCTTTATAAGTGAGTCGTTGTAGTCTATCTGCTGGTATATCTTTGTAAGGTTGAATATGGATGACTTGCTCTCGTCTCTGAACGCGTGAGACTCTGTCCTAGAGAACTGTCTGTAAAACTCGTTAAGAGCATCAGCATCACCCTTAAGCGACTCGACCTCATTCTCCCAGTAGTCAACAGCACCAGTCCTTATCATGGACCTGTCTATACTCTGCACTGGCTTTGCTGGCTCTCTGAACACTGGCATACCATAGATATCTATGTAACCCTCAAAGTTCCACTCCATAGGTATATAC